AATATTATACGGATGGCCGCTTTTAGATTTTGAATTTTGAATATAACTTTAGAATTTACAATTATGCCATTTGGTGTCCACATATAAATAAGACCCCAGACACCAATTGCGTAGCCAAGTTTGAGAGACACCAATTGACCAGTCAATGGCTCCTCCTAATAAATTCAGAATAAATGCCAAAAACTATTTCCTCACATACCCACACTGTTCTCTTACCAAAGAGGAAGCACTTTCCCAAATTAAAGCCCTAGAAACCCCAATTACTAAATTATTCATCAGAATCTGCAGAGAACTACACGAAGATGGGACTCCTCACCTGCATATCCTCATCCAGTTCGAAGGGAAATTCCAGTGTAAAAATCAAAGATTCTTCGATCTCATATCCCCAAACAGGTCAGCACATTTCCATCCGAACATTCAGGGAGCTAAAAGCTCAACAGATGTTAAATCATACATGGAAAAAGACGGAGACGTGCTTGATCATGGAATTTTCCAGATCGATGGACGATCGGCTAGAGGAGGTTGCCAATCTGCCAACGACGCATATGCCGAGGCAATCAATTCGGGGTCCAAAACATCGGCCCTCAATATATTGAGGGAAAAGGCCCCTAAAGATTTTGTTTTACAATTTCATAATTTAAATAGTAATTTAGATAGGATTTTTACTCCTCCATTAGAGGAATATATTTCTCCATTTTCTTCTTCTTCTTTTGACCAAGTTCCAGAAGAACTTGATGAATGGGCTGCCGACAATGTCGTCAGTTCCGCTGCGCGGCCATTGAGACCGGTAAGTATAGTCATAGAGGGTGATAGCAGGACGGGGAAGACCATGTGGGCCAGGTCATTAGGACCACACAATTATTTGTGTGGACATCTAGATCTGAGCCCTAAAGTGTACAGCAATGATGCCTGGTTCAACGTCATTGATGACGTAGATCCGCACTACCTAAAACACTTTAAAGAATTCATGGGGGCCCAAAGGGACTGGCAAAGCAACACTAAATACGGAAAGCCAGTTCAAATTAAAGGCGGAATTCCCACTATCTTCCTCTGCAATCCAGGACCCACTTCCAGCTATAAAGAATTCCTGGATGAAGAAAAGAACAACGCACTTAAAAATTGGGCAATAAAGAATGCGATCTTCGTCACCCTCCAAGGCCCACTCTACTCCGGTTCCTATCAAGGTGCAACACCGCAACGCCAAGAAGGCAACCAGACGACGTCGAGTTGATCTCCCTTGTGGCTGTTCATACTTCATTGCACTGGGCTGTCACGATCATGGATTCACGCACAGGGGAAGCTATCACTGCAGCTCAAGCAGAGAGTGGCGTATATATCTGGACGGTCAAAAATCCCCTTTATTTCAAGATAATAAATCACCAGAACCGTCCATTTCTCATGAAAGAAGACATAATCACCATCCAAATACAGTTCAACTACAACCTGCGGAAAGCGTTGGGGATACACAAGTGTTTTCTAGTCTACCGAATCTGGATGACTTCACAGCCTCAGACTGGTCGTTTCTTAAGAGTATTTAGGACACAAGTTTTGAAGTTTCTTAATAATTTGGGTGTAATTAGTTTGAATAATGTAATACGTACGGTTGATCATGTATTATGGAATGTATTAGAACACATTGTATATGTAGACCAATCTTATTCAATAAAATTTAATCTTTATTAATTAGTCACTGAGTCATAAAAATAACTCCTGACTTTCAAAGTGGCATACACAGGATTAGAGGCATGGGTACATGCCATATACAACAACAAAGCATTTTCAGTATGGTTCTCGTACTTCCCAGCTTCCTGGTGATTGTACACTACATAATTATTTACACGATAAAATCCTCTAATTATCGCCTGTTCCTTAGCAGCATACCGTCCACCAGTCACCGTTGATTGAAATCTTCGCAAGACTTGATAGCGGTCACGCTGATCATCCTTAACAGTCGCAGTAGACGGTTCATTATCATACACATTAAAGACCTGTTGAAAATCATTGGGGGTACCACTGGGTCGCCGGTCCCGGACGATCCAGAACAAAACGGTGTTAGTGTGGTTCTTAACCTTGATGTTCTCGTCCATCCAGATCTTACCGACAAAATACAGAGACTTGACACAAAAACGTTTACCAACCCGATGAGTCAAACCATTTCCCCTCGTAACGTCGGACAAACATAGGACCTTACCCATGTGACCAATATCGTTCTTAGCATCAAAAGATTGGACCTTACATGGGCCTTCACATCCTCTAGGGACATCTGGGCTTCTGTACATCCTGTACATCTTGGGCTTTCTGTTCATGGGCCTGTTCGCCCATGATCTGGCTTTGGTGACGCGGACAATGGGGGCAGCAGCACGGCTCACATATGGGCTGTCGAAGTTGAGACGGCGGCGTGCCTTCGAAGCGGGCGTGGAAATGATTATATCTGCTGGTCGCTTCGACATAATTTCTAGCCCTAATAACTGAAATTAAATCCCTAATTAAATCGTGCCCTAATGTGTCAGGCGATTTAATCTTCTCTACTAACTGCAGATATTTAACTGCTAACATACACCTAAAGCCGTGAACGGTTTCGGGAAACTCGTTCAAAAGAGGATCCCACATTTCTTTAACGTGAATACGTAGGGACCAAGTATTTATAGGGGACCATTTAATAATTAAGCTTTGAGGAAGCGTTCTAATTGGGGGACATTTGTTAGTGGTGGGGACCACTTTATAAAAAAATCGCGGCCATCCGGT